CACTACCACTTTCAGTTCCTGTGATTGCACCAGTTGATGAATTTAAACTAGCACCAGTTGGTAATGCACCACTTGTAACTGCGTATGTTACAGCACTATCAGAAGTAGCTGCTACAGTAAAGCTGATTGAACCGCCTTGTGCAACTGAACCTAATGAACCAGCGGCAGTAGTCCAAGTAGGAGCATCTGAAACTGTAAGTAAAGCTGTAGAACTTCTAACAGCTAAACCATCTGGATTTTCTATTCTAATGAAATATGTTCCATCAGTTGCTAAAGTAGCATTAATAGTTAATTGCGTTGCTGAATTTCTTGTAACTGTATTAGGATAATAAATAGCACCAGTAGTAGATATGATTTCTACGTTAGGTGTAATCTCAAAGTTAGTACCTGTAATAACAATGTTACTAGCTGTGTTATCAATGGTGTCTGGCGAAATGGAAGTAATAGTAGGTTTTGTTTCGCTTACTGAAACACTTCCACCTAAAGATACTGGTGAGCCATTAATAGTAATTGAGGAATATTGTAAGTCAGAATTAGTAACTGTACCATCTGATATTTTAGATGATACTACTGCATCATTAGCTATTTTATTTGTTGATATAACTCCATCTTGAATATCTGCCGATGTTAATACAGAAGTAGCTGGAGCTTTTCCTACATATGCCATTTAATATTTCCTTATTATGCTGAGATTGTATCTACAACACTTGTAATAATATCAACTGACGAAGCTGCTGAAGCATAAGCTTTAACTGCATCACCAGATTGTAAAACAACTTTTGAACCACCATCAATTAATTCTAAAGAACCACCTGTTGGAATAGGAGCATCTTTAATTATATGATAAGTAGTTGAACTGTTCTCTACATAGACAGTAACATTAACTGATGTGCCTGAAGTATTAGTACATCTAATACCAATAATAGCATCATCAGAATCTGCTGCTGACCTTAGTGTTGTAGGAGAGCCAGAGCTGTTTGAGATATTTTGTTGTAAAAATCTTTCGAAATCTTGTGCCATAGAATTATCCTAATTATAACATTTTTTTATTATTATGTCAACTACTTATTATAAAGCAATTGCCATTGCAACAGCAAATCCATTAGAAGCTTTAGCATCTATTTGACTTTGTATTGCAGAAGTTACACCATTAATGTAACTAAATTCAGTATTATCTACTGAACCATCACCTACTAGATTAGCATTTAATCTAGCACTTGCATCAATAATATTTTGTTTACTATTGATTTGAGTTTGTATTGATGAAGTAACTCCATCTAAATATTGAAATTCTGTATTGTCAACTGAACCATCTGCAATCTTAGTTGCATCAATACCAGAAGCTAATGTAGCTACTCCAGTATTATTAATTGTAAATGCACCAGAGATAGCTTGATTCTCCCATTTAGTTGCTGTACTATCATATACTAAGAAGTCCGCATCACTTAATGAAGTAAGTGCTACATCATTCATTTCTGATAATTCATTTTCAGTAGCAACTGCACTAGTTACAAAAGCTGTTGTAGCAACTTTAGTTGAGTTATCACCAGCTGTTGGTGTTGGTGCAGAAACTGTTCCTGTAAATGTAGGAGAAGCTAATGGTGCTTTTAAAGTATCTAAATTTGTTAATTGAGTTTGTATATTACTTGTTACACCATTTAAATATCCAAATTCTGTATTTGAAATTGAACCATCATGAATCTTAGTAGCATCAATTGCAGCACTTGCATTAATATCTGCATTAAGAATTGTACCATCTAAAATTTTTGCAGAAGTAATTGCACTATTAGCAATAGTTGCAACACCTGCATTTGTTATTGTTAAATCACCTGATAGTAATTGGTTTTCCCATTTACCTGCAACTGAATCATAGATTAAAACATTCTTATCAGCTACTGATGTAATAGTTACATCTGTTAATTCATCTAATTCATTTGATGAACTAATTTGAGAATCAACGTAAGCTTTAATAGATTGTTGTGAAGCTACTGCTGTTGCAGAGTTAGATGACATTGTATCTTCATCTAAGAATGCTGTGCCAGATAATGAACCATTTAAAACTGGACTAGTTAATGTTGGACTAGTTAAAGTTTTATTTGTTAATATGTCTGTAGTATTTTTACCAACTAATGTATCTGTTGATGTTGGTAAAGTTAATGTTCCAGTATTTGAAATTGTAGAAATGACTGGAGCTGTTAAAATTTTATTTGTAAGAGTTTGTGAACCTGTTAATGTTGCAACTGTAGAATCAATATTAAATGTAACACTATTACCAGAACCAACTGTATCAATACCAGTTCCACCAGTTAATGTTAAAGTTTCAGTATCTAAATCAATTGATAAAGCACCACCTGTATCAGCTTGAAAATCTAAATCACTAGCTGTTACTTGTGCATCAACATAAGTTTTAATTGCTTTAGCAGAAGCTAATGTATCATCACTTGCAGATACTGAAGTTAAATCTGTATCAACACTTGTAATTGCTGTTGAAGCTCCAATGACTAATGCATCTAAATTTACTGTACCATCAAAGTATGCATCTTTAAATTCTAAAGAAGATGTACCTAAGTCAATATCATTATCTGTTATTGGAACTATAGCACCATCTTGTATTCTAAATTGTTGTGTTGATGTACCTGATACATCTACATAAAATTCTAAATGGTCATTAGTTGTATCAATTAAAATTTTGTTTAATGGAATAGATATTCCTGCATCTCCAATTAATCCAATAACTGGACCTTCAGCAGCTGTACCATCATGTTTATGTCCTGTTGAATTATTAAATGCTGATAATAATTGATTGTATTCGTTATTAAATAGCGATGCTGATATTGTATCGCCATCATTAATAGAACTTTGTCTAGTATATCCTGCCATGTTATCTTCTTCCTCCTGCTATAAAAGAAACAAACATTCCGTTAACTGAGTAAGGTGCGTTTGTATCATTACTAAAAAATTTAAAATTATTTGAGAATCCACTTCCTGTTACTAATATACTCTTACTTGGAAGTGTACTTGCACCAAATATTCCTGAGCCAAAAATTGCTGAACCAAATAATGATGCAGAACTTAAATTTCCAACTAAAAAATTTCCTGGTTGAGGTACTTCAGAACTTTCAAAATCATATCTAATTCTTAAATTTAAATCGTTTTGTATTCCCTCTGGTTCAATATTAGCTTTTATTTTATATAAGCTTTTTCTTAAACCATTATCTCCGTAGTCCATATCAGGAGTTTGAAACTCTGCTTGAACATTGCTACCATCAAAACTATTTCCAGTATCATGTTTGTAAACATAACCACTTTCATCAGCATGGTAAATAAACTCTGTACCACTTGAATTTAAATCTGAAGTACAAAATTTTACAGGTAACCCTTTTGTTTCACTCCATTCAAATGCAGGTATACCCTCTGCACTATATTTAAATGTTCCTATAATTCCTTTTTGTCCAGCATTCGCTTGACCAGATTGATAATAAAATAATCTGTATTGACTTCGTTCTCTTATAACAATACTTGATAAAAAATAATTTCCAATATTATTAAGTAAACTATTAATGATTGGTAAAATTTTTCTACTAATAGAACCTAATTCAACGTCATCAATTCTGGCTGTACCAGCTACAGTTCTTAATCCATCAGGTGCTAAGAATATTAAATCTCCACCTATCTCTTGAATTGAGTTTCCGTTTACGCAACCTATATTTTTAGTTACTGATTTAATTATAGGGTCAGAATCAAGGTTTGTCAACTCATAAATACTGTTTTTACAAAATATAATTAATGAATTTCTAAAGACTTTAATACCAGTAACAATATCTCCAACATCTATTGAACCTGATGAAGCACCTGTAAAATCATAAGGTTTTAATCTAGTACTGTAATATATAGTACTAGGATTAGATGTTTGTCCAGATATTATAATTCTTTCAGCATATCTTTCTATTAGAGAACATCCTGTAGGACCAGAAAGATTAATATCTTCAAAATGATAAGTTCCATCATCATGAATAGAAAACTCACCTATTTTATTAACTCCATCTACA